TCTAAAGTGTATATGGTTAATAATAAAGAATGCGTTGGTGTTAAAATAAATTTTAGAATACCCCAGCTTTTTGAAACCTTACAGGATGACCCAAACGACCAAATAGGCAACAAGTCAGCGAAAGGGTTCAAGGGGCTTGTGTTTGAAGCAGGAGAAGACGGAGGCAAACGAACTTTTTATGATCAGAAAAAAGGTAAGTCTCAAAAAGTATTCGGGGCAGGGGATATAAAAGCCAGAAAAATAAAATTCTCCATTTACCTTCGCCCGGTTTTTGACACAAGACATTTTAAGGTAACCACGGAGGAGCCTGAAAGAAAATTCTACAATTGGAAAGAGGAAAAAACTTTTGAGATATTTGGTAGAATAAATGAGCCTTATATAAAAAGCCTTCGCGTTGACCTTAATAAAAGTGAATGGGGAGAAGCGTTTTCAACTTTAAATAATAAAAACCATAAGTATTTTCAAGGTTGGGAAATTAAGATAGTTAGACTTACCCCAGACTCTTTTAATCAATTTCTTAAAAATGAATCGTACATAGATTCATTAGTGGAAGTATATGATTCTAAGTTACGCTACCCTTACGCTTCGATGGTATATTCGAAATTTAGCGCGGAATTCTTTCAAAGAATACCGCATAGAGCTTACGATACGAAACTGTTGAAAGTAAAGATTCCTAACACTTATGACCCTATATTAAGGAGCTATGATGAACCCTTAGGATATTGGGACGGATGTTTTAAGGCTAAAAAAGAATGGACAAATAATCCCGCTTGGTGCTTTTATGATTTAGTTACTAATAATAGATATGGCTTGGGAGATTATATAGATGCAAAATATGTAGACAAATGGACGCTGTATGAAATAGCTAAATACTGCGACACTCTTGTTTCTGACGGAAGAGGTGGGGTTGAGCCAAGATTCACTCTTAATCATTTAATTACATCTAGAGAAGAGGCTTATAAAGTTGTAAATGATCTAGCTTCGGCATTTCGCTCTATTGTATATTATGCTTTCGGGAATATATATGTATCTCAAGATAGGCCAAAAGATCCAATATATCTTTTCACTACCTCTAACGTAGCCGATGGAGTTTTTAATTATGCTTCTTCGGCGAAAAAAGCAAGACATACTGTCGCTATTATTAGATACAGCGACAAAAATAATTTATATAAACCTGCTATTTGCTATGTGGAAGATCAGGCGGGAATCCAACGCTACGGAATTAGAGAGATTGAGACTAGCGCCATAGGCTGCACGAGCGAAGGGCAGGCGAAGAGGTTCGGCGAATGGATATTAAAAAGTGAAATACTAGAAACAGAGACCGTCACTTTCACCGCGGGTATGGAAGGGATGTATATTCGCCCGGGAGATATTGTTAGTGTTTATGATGAATTTAGAAATGACAGAAAGCTTTCTGGCAGAACGTTAAGAGTCGAAAAAGAAGCTGAAGAAATAATACCAGTAGAATATGCTAATACTCCGTCTTATTTAAGCGAAAGAATTGGTGATACTAATTTATACCCAATAACTGGGAACGCCATTACTATAGATAAGCCGCTTCATTTTATGCCAAATCAACAGTATAAGTTAGAGCTGTTGACGCCTTCAAATTATTACGAACCATCTCAAATTACTCCGAGTAATTGTGTTGAAACAATAACAGAGACAGAAGTGCCGGGCGAAACGAAAACTGTCAAAAAGTTTAAAGAGTTAACTGATGAAGAAAGCAAAAACAAGCCGGGATATAGAGATCTTAATATCAGAGAGGGGAACCGAGGAGTCACTCTTTTTACAGTTAACGACGCAAATGGGGACGGTATGGAAGAATCTAATAATCTCTCTCATTTTATAACAGACCACGAAATAGCTGTAGATATCGAGCAAGGGAAGTTCCAAGTCGACTTCATTAATTCTGAGAAGATTTTTAGCGAGCTTGAAATTGGCACAACAAGAATTGCTCCTAAGAAATTAGAAGTTCTAGTTGACGGAGTGGTAGTCGCTACAAGTAAAGATTATATAGGTCACAAAGAAGCTAAGGATGGAAAGCTCCACGACCCTAGAGCAGTGGAGCAAGGTGGCGTTGCGTATAAAGAAAGGTCTATTAACGGAGATTTATATGGCTGTCTAGGATTTTATAGAGCTAACGGAAGCGATGGCGGAGATTTTGATGCAAAAATAAAAGCTGACGCCGATACCGAAATACAGTCCTTGCTTAATGGATCAATAGATATATTTCACTCGGAGCGTCCTCATCATAGCTCTTATTCTTTTGAAAAAGCAGGAGGTATTTCAAGCGTAACTATAAGAGTCTACCATCCTATAACAAAAAGATCAGGTTCAGACGAAGGAAGCGCTACGGCTGTCGTAGGTGGTGGATATCAAATTGGACTAAAGCAAACTCACGGGGTAGTAGATGCAGAAGAAACCATAAGCGCCAAAACTATAGA